CGGGTCTTTTGCCAGTTCCAGTTCTTGGGCCACTATTTCAAGACTTGAATTTTGTGCGACCAGTTGTTAGCGCATTTGGTGCGCGTGCAATGCCAAACACACCGTCAAAAACTTTTATTCGACCAACAATTACTACGCACACTTCGGCCGCAACACAGACCGAAGGTTCGGCAGTTAGTGCAACAACAATGGTTATCGCATCAAACACAGTTACTAAAACAACTGTTGCTGGTCAAGTAACAATTACTCGACAGGACATGGACTTTACAGACCCAAGTTCAATGAACTTGATCTTGAACGATCTTGCAGGCGAGTATCTCATCAAAACTGATGACGTTGCAGCCGACGCACTTGTTGCAGGTAAAACTGCATCAGGCTCGACATGGACAGTTACGGCAGGCGACCCAACATCGCTGATTGAGTCTTTGTATGACGCGGCACGCGAAATTACTGAGGACAGCAACTACTTCCCAACACACTTGTGTGTATCGCCTGACGTTTGGCAAAAACTTGGTCAGCAACTTGACTCAAGCAAGCGACCAGTACTCGGTTACACAACTGACGGTGTGCTTGGTCAAAATTCAATTGGTAAAGTTGGCGGTCTTGCTTACACAGCAATGGACGTATTTGGTCTTAAATTGGTTGTTGATAACAATTTTGCAAACGGCACAATGCTTGTCGTTTACGCACCGGGCTTTGAGATCTACGAGCAACAACAGGGCATTTTGTCTGTTGATGTTCCGTCAACTCTTAGTCGCACATTTAGTTACTACGGTTACTTCTCAACATTTGTTGCCAAGTCATCGTTCATTCAGGGCATCGTAATCGCCTAGTCGCATGGCGGCTACACCGCTATGGCGACCTATCTAACAGCGTCAAAACAGTTATTAAATAACTACGCCTGCATTTCAACGCTCGAGCCAACCGACATACAGGTTGGCGACAGCATCGTTGTCGCAAGCATTGCCGCACCGTTTAATGGCACGTTCACCGTGTTGTCATGCCCGCAATACGAGTACACAGGCATAGATAGCACCACAGGCGAATGGACATTTAACGAGAACGTACCGCGCGCTAATCAAGTGCTGTACGCCTGCACAGGCGATGCAGTTGAGTACAGCGCGTTCTACACAGGCACAGTCTCGTTTACGCCTACGTGTACGTGGGTTACGGTTGCAAACCTTGTTACCTATCTTGGCGTGTCAATTACTAACCCGTCTGACGATTACACGTTGGCAACGCAGGCCGTAAGCGCTGGCAACCAGTTTTGCAGTCGTCGTCGCGCTGAGGCAGGGTACAACGACAGTCTCAGCACGTCGCCTAGCGGTGACGTAACGCTTGGCACGATTATGTATTGCGCGGCGTTGTGGCGTAGTCGAGGCAGTCTTGAGAACGTGTTTGCGTCGTTTGACAACATGGGTACAGCACCGCAACAGTCAATGACACCTATCGTCAAACAGTTGTTAGGTATTGACCGACCAGCGGTGGCGTAGTGCCTGCACCGTACAACGATCTATTTAACGAGGCGCTAGACGATCTAAGCGCCACGCTGACAGCCGTAACAGGCTTACGGGTAGTAAACGACCCGACAAAACTTGTGCCTAATTGTGTGTTCATTACAGCGCCAAGTTTTACGACAATCGCTGGCAACGGCAACATTGTGCGTATGGACTACCCGATCAAAATTGTTGGCAGCGGCCCAGCAGGGTTGCCCGTGTTGCGTGAAATTTTGCAGATTACCGCGTTAGTGCTTGGCTCAAGCGTTATTGCAATGTCGGGCAAACCCGGCACACTCGACATAGGCGGGCAAGAGTATCCGTGTTATGACGTGGCAGTTGGCTTGCAAGCGCAAACGGCGTGAGCATACACACGCATATCGTTGCGGTATGGTAAAACTATAACTAACACATCAAGGAGTAAATACAATGCCTACGTCCACCTACCTCAGTAATCCGGTCGTTCTCATAGGCGCGTCAAGCGCAGCGACAACAGACATCACCGATCAAGTATCGGCAGTCACCGTTAACTACGTTGTTGAAGCACTTGAGGACACCGCGTTCGGCTCAACTGCACGCACAAACACCGCTGGCCTGCAATCAAACAGCGCAACCTTAACTTTGTACGCATCGTTTGCATCGTCGGAAAGTTACGCAACTCTTGCGCCACTTGTCGGCACAAAGTGCTACATCAAAGTAACCCCAGCATCAGGTGCGAACACCGCAACTAACCCGGGTTTTGAATTGACAAACACTTACCTAAGCGCGTTGCCAGTAATGAACGCAAACTTAGGTGAGTTGGCTACCTACGACATTGAACTTATGGGTGGCGCATACACAGTTGACGTAACGTGATCTAACGCGCCATAACTGGCCGAGAACAGGACAAGGCAATGAGACTAAAATTAAAAGTAGATCTACAAGACGGCGTACAACCAGTCGAGTTAACAACAAATATGTTTGTTATCTGCGAATGGGAAAAAACAGAGGGTCGCAAAATTAGTGACGGCAAAGGTATCGGCTACACCGATCTAGTTTGCTGGGCATACAACTTGCTAAAACTTAGCGGCCAAAAAATGCCTGCAACATATCGTGACTGGGTTAAAGAAAACCCGAACATGACCATTGAGGCAATAGACGAGACAGACCCAAACCATACGGCGTAGGCAGTTACCGACGGCAACTAGCAGAACTGTTAGTCGCAACAGGGTATTGGCCTACGACAATCGAGTTTGACACGCGCGACCTAATAACGGTGATTACGCTATTGAATAAGCAAAAGAGGTAACGCAATGCCGGTATCAACCACAATTCAAGTAGCAGGCGTTAAAGACGCTATAAACAACTTGAAAAAACTTGACCCTGAATTGCAAAAAGAATTTAAGACAAAAGCAACCGACATTGCACAACCAGCGATTGACGCTGGCAAAAAAGCCTACGAAGTATTAGAGGACGAGGAACACCCGTATGCGTTATCGGGTATGTCAAGGCGCTGGACTAGCAACGGTCGCAAAATATTTCCGTTTAGACTTGACAAAGCAATCAAAGGCGTGCAAATGAAATTTGATACTCGACGCAAAGCCGTTGGCGTAATTATGATTTTGCAAAAAGACGTAGCAACCGCAGTTTGGGAAACAGCCGGGCGACGCAGCACAAACAGGCTCGGCGCGTCACTTGGTTTTGTTGCCAGCGATCAGACTCGAATACTTAAACCAGCGATTGAAAAAGACATTGCAAAGGTTGAGCGCGAAATAGAAAAAATTGTCAAAGATGCAATTCGTACCGTTGAGCGCGGAATTTAATCATGGCACTATCTATTCCAATCATTAGCGAGTTTGACGGCAAAGGTCTTGACCGCGCAATTAAAGAATTTAAGCAACTAGAAACTGTTGGCGAAAAGGCACAGTTTGCTATACGCAAAGCAGCGATACCTGCAGCGGCTGCAATTACGGCGGTTGCGGGTGCGCTCGGCTTGGCGGCGAAGGCGGCAGCCGAGGACGAACAGCAACAAGCAATTTTGGCTAACACAATGCAGAACGTTGTTGGTGCTACTGACGCAACGGTGGCAGCGACTGAGGACATGATTTCGGCTATGTCAAGGGCAACTGGTACGGCTGACAGCGAGTTACGGCCAGCGTTTAGTGCATTGCTTGTCGGTACAAAAAACGTGGGCGAGGCTACTGACGCGCTATCGCTTGCACAAGATATCTCGGCAGCAACCGGCAACAATCTTGCAACGGTAAGCGACGCGCTTGCCAAAGCGTATGCAGGCAACATGAAAGGTCTTGCAGCGTTGTCGCCTGAAATGAAAGGCATGATTAAAGACGGTGCGTCGCTTGACACGGTAATGCTTGCGCTAAATGACAACTTTGGTGGCGCGGCTGCAAAGTCTGCAAACACCGCAGCGGGACAATTTAAAATATTAAAAAACAGTTTGGCTGAAACACAAGAAAGCATTGGTGCAGGTTTGTTGCCCGTGTTGCAAAAAGTGTTGCCGTATTTGCAAAGCATGGCGGACTGGGCACAAAAAAACCCTAAAGCATTTTTGTTTATTGCTGGCACAATTAGCGCTATCGCGACGGCGATCTTGGCAGTCAATTTTGCTATGGCCGCTAACCCGTTCACGTTGATTGCGATTGGCATCGCTGCGCTGATTACTGGTCTTGCAGTTGCGTACACAAAATTTGAGGGCTTTAGAAACGTTGTCAACTCTGTTATTAACGGAGTGGTTAGCGCGTTTGAATACATGGCTAACAGTTACATCAAAGCAATTAACTTAATTATTCAAGGCATAAACATGATTAAACCTGGCAGCGATCTTGGGTTTTTGTCTGAGATTAGTTTGGGTCGCATCGGTGGCGGTGGCGGTGGTGCGACTAGCGGTGGTCAGGCTCGAGAGGGTGGCACGGGCAGTATTACACCTAGTTTGCCAAGTATGCCTAGTTTGCCCCCAACGCTTATTGGTGGCGGTGGCTCAGGTGGTGGCGGCGGTGCAGGTGGCGGTACAGGTGGCGGTGGTGGCGGTATTGGTAGCCCAAACGATTTAGTGACCATACAAGGTGCTTTAACGACGTCAGGCAACGCTGAGCGCATTGCAGCGCGTAGTAATGGTGGCGTAACAATAAACGTGACTGGCGGTATGTCAACTAGCGCCGAGATCGGGCAAAGCGTGTTAAACAGTTTGCTGGCCTACCAGCGCACTAACGGGCCACTCGATTTACAGATTGCGTCGTAATGGCAGGTACAGCCGTTGTTGCTAGTGGCAACTATGACTTAGAAATTGACACAGGGTTTATACAAGACGCATTTTTGCTTGACGACCCAGTTGCAGGTTTGCTTAATAACACTCAATATGTGCTCAACGGTACAACAGATTTTGCGAGTGTGCTTGACGGCGTTAACAGCATCACAGTTAAGCGTGGGCGTCGCGATCAGGGCGATCAATTTAGTGCTGGCACTATGTCGTTTAATATGCTTGACACGGCAGGTATTTTTAACCCGTTTGACACTAACTCGCCGTACTACGACACACCGCAAGCGCAACCCGGTCTTGCACCTATGCGTCGAGTGCGCCTATCGCGTTACAGTTCGCTAAACGTCAAAGAATATTTGTTTGTCGGCGTGATTGTAAACTATGACTACAATTTTGCGCTTGG